AGAAGAAGTGGACAACCGAAGAAGACGAAATGGATGATTTGGATGAATACAGGAATCTGGTTTGGGATCAAGTGAAACACCAAGGATGGAAGATGATTTACCGAGCAATGGGTGGATTATCACCAAAGGAGTGGTTTTTCAACATTTTCAAAAACGGTGTAAAACTAGGTCTTTTGTGTGGTGCTGTGTTCTGTGTGATAAGTACCATAGCTAAGATCTTTGGAAGTAGGAGTGAGGAAGAAGAAATAACATTTGGACCCGAATCGAACAAGACAGAGAGAAAGAACAAAGCGAAGAGTTTTAAGAAGAACTTTCGTTCAAAGGGATTCAGAAAGCAGGGACAAGAAATTGAACCAGTCATGCTTAAGACTAAGGGATTATCGATTCAGTGTTTTCCTCTCGGAGGACGTGTGCTTTTAACTTATGCTCATGCATCTATGCTGCAAGGCTAGCGTCAGGAGATAATTTTGAGTATACTATAACGAGATCAGGAAAGTGCTGCAAAGGTAATTTCGTACCTGAGCTGGCTGCGTTTGATGAAGAAAATGACATCTGCGTGTTTACATGCAGTAATGAAGTTCCGGAATTTGCAAACATGACAAAGAAATTTGTTACGAGAGCAGAGCTGGAGCTCATTGATACCGGAAAGATCGGAGTACCTGTCGTAATGGAGACATTGAGCGGAAGGAAGTATTCGACCGCGTATCGAAGAGAAGGCGTTTACTACGGTGATGCTGACTTTGAGACTACGTTGGATGATTGCTGGAGATACAAGATGGACACAACGAACGGAGACTGTGGATCGATGTTAGTTGCATCGTCAGGAAAGCTGGCTGGAAAGATCATTGGTATGCATGTTGCAGGTAAGAAGGGAATGGTTTCATTACCAGAAGGACTTGCAGTGTTGATATGCCGAGAGGAAATAGAAGATGCCGTCAAAGAAATTGGATCAGGAGAACTGCCAGACAATGGCGTGGAATTTGGTCCCGAAGGCCCCCCTCGTGAATTGGGAAAGAGAGGAGAGCAGAGAGGGATTGAAGATTACGTCTGGATGGAGGATCAAAAGATTTTTTTTTTAGATAACATGGAGAAGATTGAGCCGGTTCCGGTTCATTTGAAAATTTACCAACCTACAAAGACGAGCATTACACCTTCCATATTTCATGGAAGAGTTGGAAACCCATCAGAGAAGACACCAGCGATTTTGACGACGACTGACCAGAGATCAGGAGGAATGGATCCGCAGGTTTTGAGCATGCTTAGAACTTGCAATCGAAAAGGAATCGAACCCAAACGCGACATTGTGGATGAAGTTTATGAGGAGCTGAAGTTCAATCTTGAGGCTTGCCTTAATTGGCCGGTTAAAAGGAGATTGACTTTTGAGGAAGCGTGTCAAGGAATACCAGGAGTTTTGAAGAGTTTACAGACTAGGACGAGCCCAGGATACCCCCACGTGTACACCAGAAAGAAGATGGGGAAGCAGGATTTCATATGGTTTGATTTTGAAGGAAATTTCCATTACGAGCCTGAGTTCAAGAAGTTGGTCAATGAAAAGTTAATTGAGATGGAAAAGTATGTAGATGGACCAATTGACCACGTCTTTTTGGGTTACCTGAAGGACGAGTTAGTTTCAGAGAGTAAGATCAGCGAAGTGAGAACGAGGATGATTTACGCGAATGATGTGGTCTGTTTGGTGGCATTTAGGATGATCTATGGAGCTTTCATAATTGCGATGCAACACAGTCCTGAAGTCGTGGCGGCTATTGGTTTTAACCAGTATTCGAAGGCGATGAACGGAATGTATGAATTTTTAACAACGAGAGATGAGGATAAAGTTGAAGTTTCATTTATAGATGGCGACATCTGTGAATGGGATTATCGAATGGTTCCTTATTTCCAGGAGAAAGCTTAT